GGGCTAGTCGGTTCAAGCCCGACTACGGCACTACCCGCCAACCGTGGTGGGTTCTGAGAAAGGTAGAGAGATGGAAACCAAAAACAAACTATGGCACGCCATAGATAGCCGTTACATCGTTCAAGCTGTGCAGGGGGCGGGGTCACACTTTTTTAGCCCGTCATCTATGCGGTTCTTCAGTTCACGGGTGGCTCAGTCTGGTTGGGCGATAGATTTGGGTCAGGGTGACGTTCAGTATGTTGTCGTGACATCGGAGCGTGACACGTACAGGGACACCAACCCCCGTGAATATACGGTGCGCTGGTTTATCGTGACAAACAACGGTCGATCGGTTGAGGCGGGGTCTGACGATCAGGGTTTTCAGGGTTACTCGTCGGCACGTTCTGCCCGTGTCGGTGCAGGTAAATTGGTGGCACGTGAGGCTGGTATCTGATGAAATATTATCGGGTAGGTATTTTTGCCTCGGTCAATGTCACGGCAGAGAATGAGGAGGAGGCGATAGATCGGGTACGTCATATTTTGGCTAGCGGTTGGTTGCCGTTGCGTGAATACGATTTTGACGTACAGGATCGGGAGCTTGACCCTGACGAAGATTTTGTAGCGACAATGTTAGAACTAGATGAGCGCGGTGTGTCGTGACAGGTCGGCGGTATGTCGAATATAGTGACGGGGTGACTCTGACGGTAGGCCACGAAACTATCGAGGTGGCCTATGTAACCGATAGCGGTTACCGTGTTCGCCAACGGTATAGCGGTTATACCCGTCGTCAGTGTGTAGCTATGTTTCGTGAATACTTGCGAACACTTGAGAAATGCCAACCAATCGACCGTGCCGATAACGACGTTCTAGAATGGGAAACTATTGTTAGAGCGTGTCTATCGTATATGCCAAAAAATAACGGGGCAGATATTGACACGGGTTCAATCCTGCCGTAGTTTTAGAGCTAGTTAGCCGTGACCTGTTTGGGGGTACTTGCGGGTTCAATTCCTACCACGGCACTACTCGCCAATTCCGGTGAGTTCAAGAGAGAGAAAAGAGAAAGTTATGAGGTATTTGGTTGATAGGGGTACGGGTACTATCGTGCCGTTAAATGGTGATTTAGTTATCGTCGATGTAGGGAATGATGAATTTGACAGTGAGAACATTCTCTACCGGGCAGATAAAGCACGATATTTTGATAAGGCCGTTATCGGTAATACTTATGACGTACCTATGGATATTTCCGATCAGGGTATTACTGACGAATTGAATGACTACGTATCTAATTGGGATTATGTAGATGTAGAAATTGATGAGACCGATTGCTACGGTTATTGTTTAGCTAACCCTGACACGTTGCCGTTGATCCGAAATATGGTTCTCAATGACGTAGCTCTATGGTCAGAATATGGCAACACATTCGCTAATGCCGTTATTACGGTGGCTAATGAACATAGCGAAGTGCCAGAATGAACTGTCTTATCCAATGCCCTATCGGGATCGATGCTAATGACCCACACGAATTTGAACAGGGTACGGGGCGGTTAGCGTTCTATGACATTATGGGTCTCTCTGGCCACTACCGTGAGGTATGTCAAGAATGTTGCCACCCTATGAATGAACCCGTAGTAGATGGCGGGTTAGAGCTAGCTCCTGATCTGGCTATCTATTCGGTATGGGTTGGGGGTGGCGAGGTCAACGATCACGCTCTAACGCCACGTCAGGCTATCGACCTATCGTATGAATGGATAGGTCAGGGCTACGATGACGTAGCTATCAACCTATATTACGGTAATGGTGGCCTAGACCTACCGTCAGGGTACTCAGAACTTATCTTGAATTGGGCGACTAGTCAAGCTAATGCTCTAACTATGGCAGAATATGGTGGCGACTATTGGCACGTATGGCGTAGTCCGAACGGGTTACATTCTTACGATATCAACATTTATAGTTTTGATTACGACGATATCGCTAGGATAGTTGTTCATGCGATTACTACTGATGACAACGGGGGTTTAGTTACTGACACAAGTAACTACTGTGTCATTGGTACTGTCGATATTTCTCATATGCGATAACCCCCAAATATGAGAGAACGCCTACACCGGTGGGCGATCTGTCGGCCTATCCTCGGCATATTTGTCAAGGGTAGGCCGATAGTTTTACGCCCAAGTAACTATCACGTAGTACGGCACACTAGGTTCAATATCTATTGGCGTGACCCGTACAAACTACGTGCTAACCATACAGGCCACCTATCCGAATGGGGCAAAATAAGTCAAGCATGGCGGTTCAGCACAGTAGAACTAGCCACGGGGGTACTATCTGAGATGAATGAGAACGGCATAATCGAGAGCTACCCATATGATGACTAGCCAGATACCGTTATACGTACTGTCGGCAATAGGTCACGGGCTAACCCCCGTGGCCTATTTGCTATTTGGGGGTAGGTCGAACGTAACCGTCAGAGACCGGTGGCCTGCCCCTGCCCAGCCCCGTACTGTATCGGGAGTTGCGCTCAATCCTGCCTGCGCTCAATCCTGGCTTTATATTTTTTGATCCTACCCGTTTCGGAACGATGTAATTCTTCGGCTAAAACACCGTGGAGTAACCCTAATAATTCTTTAAGTTCTAAATTACGTTTAGTTTCTTCGACAGATAACGGTTTACGTGCCGCCGAACGGATAGTCACACGTTGCGAAGGTAACGTACCGCCATAAACGCCGTGGTTATCTTGATCCTGCGGGAACGATAGGGCGTAGTCGAGGCATTGTAGGCGTACTGGACACCCTGGTTGGCCTGTTGTTGCGCTCAATCCTGTCTTAGGATCGACTGTTTCTGTGAGTGTACCGTTACAGAATGTGACAGCTTGGCGTTGGGTGTGGATGTCGCCGGTCTCAGCAAAGAATAGACGGGTGTCTGTGCCTCGGCATAAAGCATCTTTCAACCAGTCCTGGTTCATTAGAGTTCTATCGGCATAACAATGATGGGGGTACGTTTACCGACCCACGCACCTAAACAGTTGTACTGGATGTACTCTACGGCTTCGTCGTAATCCATTTCGTCACGCTCAATCAGTATGTCTATCATTTTTTCGTAGGAGTAGATAGCTATTTCTGGTTCGTTGATGCGTTGTGAGTAACCCATGAACGCTTCGTCGAATCCATCCATGAGTAGGACTCTCATGCTGTTGTCTTTGAAGTATTGATCGATCTGTTCTCTGTTCATTTTCCTGCTTTCCATATGGCTGCTATAAGGGCGATGCTATGGATGATGATGAGTGCTGTTAAGAATGTGTCCATCAGAACAGTTCTTCTTCCACTATTTTAATTTTCATTTCTTTAAGTATGATGCGGCGTTGCTTTTGTGTGAGTCCACCCCATACACCTTGTAAACGTAAGTGTTGGGAAAGTTTTAGTGCGTATTCTCGGCATGGTTCTATGACAAGGCAAGATGCACAAGTTGCTAATGCTTTTTGGCGTAAGTGGTAATCTAGTTTTTCACCGAAGAACATGTCGGTCATACCTTTGCATGCTGCATCAGCGAACCAGGCGGGAGTTTTTTCAGCAATCATATTTATCGTTCCACAATCTTGTCTGTTGCTCTATAGGGACTTGTTAAGGTTGTCAAGTTCATCTTTATTGTCCCATAAACTTGCCTGCCTATTAACTTCTTCAAATAGTTCGTCGGCACAATCTTCAAGATTTTTAATTCTTTTTTCTAACCGCTTGATTTCGCTTGCCCGTAGTTCAGATTCTTGTTGCGCTACTTGGGCAATCAAACTGATTCGATCAATCGTTTCTTGCGCTTGCTCTAACGCCAACCCAAGTTCTTTGGCTTTGGCCTGTGATTGTTCAAGCATCACTACCATTGTTTTAGGGTAAACAATTTCTTCCATGTCTCTCTCTTTTCGTTAATTGTTTTTTAGATATGCCCAGGGCTTCCACCCTGACGACTTCTGTAATGCTACAGCAAACGTAAGGTTATGTCTAGCAATCTTCATCATGTCACGATCAATGCCCATCTGTAACGCCCACGATTTATGCACGTTCCACTGGATTTGAGCGAGGCCGACCGAACCATTGTTGTCTAACCCGTCAATACAACGACTCTCAGCCCACAAGACTATCGACCATGTAGGCCAGTCGTCAATGTGACCACCAACTTCTAGAAGTAATGGTAACCATTCGGCGCAACGGGGGTACATGATGCCCATAGTTTCAACTATCGGATTAATCGTTGTTGTCGTCGTAGGAGGAACTGTCGTGGTAGTGGTCGTAACGGCAACCGTGGTTTCAACGGGGGCAACAGCGACCGTTACAGGTGGCAATGCGGGCTGTGGAACGACACTAGCAGTACCGCACCCAACCAATAGCAATAAAGGTAGTAAACGTTTCATATGTTTTCTCTCTCTCAGTAGCCAGCTTGCTTCAGCAAGCCGACCATCATCTCTAAAGTCATAACACAATACTGTTGTGCAGGATCACCAACGCCCATACGTTTAGCAATCAACACACCGAAGTCAGCGTGAGCGTTAGTCGTTTCGACCGCTGTCTCACGCAACCATTCGGACAACTTTAATGTCTTATGGTTCTTACATTCCCAAACGATACCTGGTGTACCGGTGATATCCCCTTCGTCGAACTGGCCTGTTAAAGCTTTGCGTTCGGCGTGGGGGAAACCGTGTTCTTGTAAATATCTGGTAACAAGCGTTTCAAACGCTGTCCCTTTTTGCTTCTGCTTGCTCATTGACGGACTCCAATGGTATTCGCTGTTGCCGTTTACTTTTACAAGTGTGCATTGGCACACCGTTCAACGGTACATGGGTTACTAATGTTGTCCGGCATAGGGGACACCACCAGTTTACCTTATGTCCATCAGAAAGGTTCTTCGTCATCATCAATTACATCTGCATGCAGGGCTTTTGCGGCACGAGCAGTGGGGTCACTAGCACCCCAACGTAACGAAACACCTACTTCGTCAGCGATAACTTCGACACGCTTGCCTTTTGTTCCGTCTTTCTTTTCGAAGTTTTCAATCTGCAAACGACCAATAACAATTACACGAACACCTTTACCAATTTTGTCGGCAACACTTTCTGCCTGTTCACCAAATACCACGATGTCATGCCAAGTTGTTTTCTTGTTGTCGTCTTTACCGGAAGTGTCAGCGACACTGAATTTGAGGATCGCTAAATTAGCCGGCGTGTATTTCAGTTCGGGGTCTCGCCCTACGTTCCCTGCAATAGTGATGTTGTTCATTTGGTTTGGCTCATTTCTTTGAAGGCGACACGAAGTTTTGTCATGTCGTCGTTGGTTACATTGGATAGGTCTACGCCAGCGGCATCGGCTACTTTGTCGTGGTCTAGGTTTGCACCTGCACAAGCTTTGATGAACTTGCCGACAATCTCAGGATCAACAGGGATCGTTGATGTTACTTCAACGTTCGCTACTGGTTTTGGTGCAGGCTTGCGGGCAGGAATACTTTTTTGTGGTGCTGGTGCGTGACCGCCCAGGTCTTCCCATTCGTTTTTAGTCCACAATGCGAGGCTGATACCGAATCGCATAGCAGCGTTACGCAAGAAGTCACCGACAAGTTCTTTGTCTAGTTCTTGTTTGTCTGCACGAACGCTACCGACACCTAACATTTTCTTGCCGTGAACAATGAGGTACGCCCACATGGTTGCCATACCGTTTTCGACATGGATCGCTGGCCGACCGTTATCCCATCCGCATGGTTCGTATGACCACAGTGGATCAATCTCAATGAGGATGCGTGTGATGTCTGCGTGACCAACGAAATCTAGTTGGATGCCACCCTTAGGCAGCTTGCCAACAATCTTCGGGTCTGGTACAGCGTAGTTGGTAAGAACTTCCGCTAACAATTTCTTTTGGTTTTCCATTATTTCTCTCCTTGTAAGTGAATTAACATAACACAGGTTGTGTGCTTTTGAATAACATATCAATAAGTTTAGGCGTATTTACATCAGGGCCAAATTTAATGAACGTACCATCAACACTATCAACACCCCACATAAAAGCTAGTCGCATCCGTTTGGTGCTATTCACTCTACCCATATGAACGTGTTTGTTTCTATCTTTTGCTTCACCAGTTATCCGGCGGGCTGTATCAGATAACTTGTATTGAGTTGTGCCACCGATAAATATGCAATCTAGTTCACCCCACGGGATCGAGTTACCGTTTTCTCCGTCTTGTAAAACATAGGTTGCTTTATGCCCGATGGCTTTAACATATTCGGAATGTGTGTCCCACAGTAATCGAGTTTGTAAAGCATCTCCGACGACATCCGGTACTACGGTGAACAATGGTGTTGATGGCCATTTGTTTAACCATTGTTTCCATTTGTTTTCTTTCCAGTTAGATGAGAAGCAACCGTTGTCTGCGGCTGCTACCCATCCTGGTTCACCTAGTTTGTATTGCCCGTGTGGTGTTGGTGTTGCCATGAATCCGATACCTGCGTCTTTAAGCATTTGTTTTAAGTGTGGTTCTTTAGGAAGTGCGCCGCTGAGATAAATCACGGTTGTAAATCCAAATCAGTAGTCCAGCCAACAGACTGACGTATGCCTTGCCGATAACTTGTCCTTGCCAAAACATTGTTGACCCGAAAGCAATCTGGAGGAACAACAAGGAATCGACTACGCCACCAATGATCCCTGATACAACTACTGCGGTCACAATCCGCTTTTTATGTAGCGGTGTGTAGATACAGAAGTCAACTAGTTCTCCGATTGCAAATGCGATAACTGAAGCTGTCGCAATATTTTTATCTGCAAGCAAATAGGAAATTAGTGATCCTAAACCGATAGCGATTAAAGCAATCTTTCGCCCTGAGACACGTTGAATAATGTCTCGTGCAAATAAAGCGAAACCGATTAGTAAAACTCCTGAGGGTGCGGAGTATCCGAAACCGACAGGTATTGTGTGTGGGCCATCTGGGAAACTTTGAGTTCCAATATTGGAAATCATCCAGTTGGCTGCCGGTATTGATAAACAATAAGCTGCAAACGCTAAAATCTTTTTCATTATTTTTCTCCCTTGAATCGCATTACTCGATACTGACTTGTTTTCTGGTATTGATGGAACAACTCTGGATTCTCCGAGGCAAGCAACTTGCTGTCGAAGGATGTCTTGGATTGGGGTTTCCACGAAACTACCTGCTTTCCATTCACGACACCATACTGGTTGTCTTTTAATAGTAAACCGATGGTTGCTTTCAACTCATCTTCTTCAACACCCAACAACTTCTTTTGTTGCTGTACTTCACTTAACCGTGTGAACACTTCAGCGTACTCAGTGAGATCGGCTGTCTCACTACTGGAGTCCACATATGCGGCTGACACTTCATCGTATGTTGCAGGCCATTCGGCAGGGATACTACCGAGTTTGATCCACCACACAAACTCTGTGACAGCACCGATGTGCAACAGTTTTTCTTCCATAGTGACCGGCTGGCGGTGAACATGTAGGTCGAGGGTACTGTCAAAGATACCCCAAATGATTTCGTCTACGTTGGCACAGATAGCTTGATGTACACCCTGCCAGTACCAGTAGCGAGGCATCACGCCATCCCATTCACGGTTGTAAGTTTTGATTTCGGCAACAACTTTTGGTTGACAAAAATCTTTGAGGTATGACTCTTTGTCTACACCGTCAAGAGTCGCAACCATTGGGCTACCAGAGTTCTCAATCGCATACATGACTGACGGTTCGATCAGTTCGACACCGATCTCGTCACCCAACCATTCAAGAAGTGTGGCTTCCAAACGGTTACCTCGTTCCATAGCACGATTCGTTTCAGTAAAAACAGGCTCATCAGCCATCTTCGCTACAGCCAAACCGTACTTACTGATAAACCGATGCTCACCATGTACAGCAGCAGCTTCCGATGCTGAGATACGAGGGTTACCTTCCTCGTCACGATGTCTGGCTTTAAGCCATTCCATCGACCCGTGGGGTGGTTTAATAAATGTTGATGACATATCTCTCTCTTTCGTTGTTTGGTTTTACTTTACACTAGGGGTGTATGGAAGTCAATCCAATTCTTGATTCCAATTCACTGGCATATGGATAGCTAGCGAGTACACGTTAACAATGTTCTCCCACGGAATGTGGTTGATATCGCCAACAACTTCAGGTTCTTCAGCATTGTTCATAACCGTACCAACCAAAGTCATATAACCAGGCTTGCACTTAGGCCATACCCAGCCGACAGTGATCGGCATAACAACCTCAGGTTCGTACCCGTCAGTGAAAGTCCACGATGAGTCACCACCGGCATGAGCGTCACGCCACTGCACAACAACCATCGGCCAAGTAGGGTCATCCGAATCGTAAACTTCATTCATCGGGTTCTTCGGTGGGAACGCCGACTGATCCGCACTCTGAGCATCGTCTTCCATCCCGTTGTCTCCAATACTCATCGCATTTTTCGCAGTACAGATATTCTGTCACACATACAGTTTACCTCGCCACCACGCCCTACCGCTATGGATCGGGATTTGCTCATACCAAAATTCCCCGTCACCAGGCTGGTATGTGACAACCGCTAATCCTTGTTGCCAATCTTCGACAATAGGTAAGGGTCTTCCGTCGAGGTCGATGCCACCCTTTGTCGAAGGAACTGCACCATCTGTCTTAGCGAGTGTACCTGGTGAAGCTGCAAGGATGGTTTTTGCGCCATCGTAATCTTCACGTGACCGTTCTGCCCATTCACGCCTGTGGATGTGTCCGAATACCACGCTGGTTTTTGATGTCGCAAGGTATTTATGGGCCGTGGAGCTTCCGCTTGCCACTTTGTCTCCGTGGATGACCCTGATACGTTCGTTGATCCAGTACGACGAGGCGGGGTAGCCAGCCAAATACCTAATCCGATACTCATTGAAACGACACAGATGAGGGACACTGAGAATAGGCCAACTATCCGGTGTGTTACCTCTGCGTAAACCGAACGCTGCTTTGGCGTTGTCAAGGACATAGTTGGGTAGCCTTTCTTCGTGGTTTCCTGCGAGCCATACGATGTCTGCGTTGGGGGCGGCTGCCCGTAGTTCGGCAGAGAACTTGGTTGCTCGATCAATGGATGCTTGGGTTGTTTGGGCGAACGCAGGGGACAGACGGTACTTGCCGAATTCGGGGAAGTCCATGTTGTCACCTACGAGGATTACTTTTTCAGGGTTACTTGTAGCCACAATATTGAGAGCGATAGTTAACGCTGTCTCGTCGTGGGTTGATACAAGATCGCCGTTGCTGTCACGGTAGTAACCGAACTGGATATCGGGCAGGATCACTGCTGTCTCATACCCATCAGGTTTTGTTATCGGTTTCGGTAACACCATTTTGACATTGGTTGGTTTACCAGGGTTAATAACAGGCCATTGTGGGCCTGTCTCCCATGCCGGCGAGAACTGGATGCCCATGAGGTCATGGATTTCTGCTTCGCCTTCATCGTTTTTGGTGAGGGACTGGTAGATGGATACTCGACCGATCTGCCCTACTTCTTCGACGTTGATCCCTTGTCGTTCAAGTAAGTCTGCGATTTTGCCGAGGACTTCTTTGCGGTTAGCGGGTGGGCCTGCTGCTAGTTCTTCACTTAATGCCACAAGAACACTTCCCTTCCAAATGCTTGCGTAAAGCAAGTTTGCCTAAAGCGTAACCGTTTTCTGCTAACACTTTGCGTAACCATACACTAGTCCACGGGTACATACCTGACTTTTTGTCGGCTTCTGATCCTTCTTTAATTTTGTTGATCGCACTGACAAGAGCTAATCGTTCAACTTTGTCTAAATCATCAAGAAGAAATTTGACTTTGCAATCAAAATATTTAGGGTTGTTTGGCTGCTTGTATAACTGTTCTGCGAGACTCATGTTCCTCCAGTTTGTCTATGATGAAACCAAGACGGTCGCCATCATCTCTCCCTTTAGGTATCACTCTAGTTAAGTAATACCTGATTTCAGGGTACAGTTGACTAAGTTCGGTACACAATGTCAAGCATCTCCTATAAAAAAGCCTGTGGGCTGGTTGTTTGTTATTCTTCAGACTGGTGAGCATGCCAGTCTATATGCTTGTCTAGTCGCCGGCGCACAGTTTTCATGTCGTCACGAACTTCGGTCAACAGTTTGATTGATTGACCGTGTTGCTCAGTGTTTCTTTTATCGAAACGAGATAAGAACCACATCACAGGGCCGCCGATTAGAGCAACCGCAATGGGTACTAACACTAACTCCACGACTCACTCGTCGTCGTTATTAGATTTGTTTGAGAGAGCAGCTCCAGCGGCGAGACCCGTCAATGCACCTGTAATGCCAGCAGTCAACGGACTTAATATCTCAAACATCTTAATATCTGCTTCGGCCATCTTGTCAGGCTGGTAAACAAAAATAAGCGAGTACAAGAGTCCACCTACGATGAACGCTAAAACTCCTGCGAGTGTGAGAACAAGCAATGCACGTACTCGTGCTGCGATCTCATCCGGCGATAGTCGTTTGCGGGGGTTCTTGGTTTCTTGGGTCATCAGCGGGATTCCTATAGCGATCAGAACATGCGGTTAAAAAAGAAGCTAACAGCACACAGCCTACGATGGCTAAGTTAAGTCGGCTACGGGTAATCATACACCAATTTTAGCAGGTTTGTTACTTGTCTATCATGCTCGCACTAATAAATAAGGCGAGGCTGACAGCACTGGCGATCAGGCCGATGGTTTGGGTTTTCCCTGACAAGGTAATGATGACCAACACGAGTCCTGATGCCATTACGCCTGCTTCAAAGAGGGTTTTCCACATTTTCATTTTGTCTGCTTTCTGTTTGCTATGGGCATTGTTGCGCCGATTGCGGCGGTTGCGGCGGTGACTGTGCGTCGGGTTGATACGGATACGCTTGATCCGAGGGGAACATAGGTGTCGAATGTTCCGTCAAAGACGTTGATTTCTTCCTCGAAAGCTTCTCGTACTTCGGGGGGTGCGTCTTGGACTGCATCAATGATTTCGGCGGCTTGTTCGGGGGTGAGTTCGTCGACGATGATGGCATCAAAGATTTCGGTGGCTTCGTCTGCGGTGACTGTGGCGAGGACTTCTGGGTCGGTAGCGTAGGCGACCGCTATTTCGGGTTCTACGGCTTCCCCTTCTTCAATCGGGGGCAATGTCGTAGTTGTGGTTTCGGGGCTGTCAGGGGCGGTCTCAGGGGGTTCTGAGGTGGTCTCTGTAGGCGTTGATGTAGTCGGGATGGTAGTCGTCGCTGTCGTAGTAGGCGGCGAGGTTGTCGTCAACGGGGGTACGCCAGTAGTCGTCACGGTGGGTGGAGCTTCCGTTACAGGGACAGTCGTCTGTGGGACAGTAGTAGAACTTGTCGTCGGAAGGATCGTGGATGTTGTTGGCATTTCCCATGTTGTCGTGGTCTCCGGTATTGAGGTGGTGGAGGATGTGGTTGACGGTGGCTCGCCAGGCAACAGCGTTGTTGTAGGCAATTCTGCAAGGGTCGTCGTCGAAGATACTTCGGGTGGGAGCGATGTTGTCACCTCAGTTGTAGTCGTCGGGTCGGTTTGTAACCCGTTGTAATACAGTTCGTACTGGATATTCCATTCGCCACCTCCCCGCCATACGTCAGGTTCGTAGCAACAAGTAGATGCCCGTAAACGGTATCGGCCTGCGGGTACTTCTATCTCTATACGGGATTGTAACCCATCAAAGTCGTCGTTCGTGAACAATAACACCCCGTCTTCTGTGTATAACCAGAGTTGGGGGTCTGACAAAAATGTATCAGATTGATATGTTCTTGCCACAAACAGGGTTGGTTCAGAGTAGTCGAACCAGAAGTCTGTTGGTTGGGTAACAAGGATTGTTGCTTCAGCCGAAGCGGGGGTAACGAAAGCTAGGGCTGAAACAAATACGAGGGTGATGCGAAGTATGTATCTCAACGAACGTCAAGATTGGGGAACGCTGCAATGGCATCTAAAACGGCTTGTGGCAATGTGTCGCCGGCTACATAGCGGATGTGCCACGCTTCGGCGTTTGCACCGTCACGAACTTCCCATGAGAAACCGTATTTGAGTGCGTTGCTGGTCATAAATCCGTCACCGAGCAACCATTCCAACCGCTTACCTGACGCTGAGGCAATATCGATAGCGAGTCCGATGCCGTGATTACTAGTCCCAGGGCTTCCAGCAGGGGCGACACCCTTCTTCAAATACCATGTCTTACCCATGTAG